GTAAGTAATCGTGACCAACTGTTGTATCAAAGCTTATTGCGAGAGCGTCCGATAATATTTTGGGAATCGCACCTTTATCGTTGGTCTTATCTTTTCCATCGAGAATTGAAATAGACCCCAATACTGCGTTGTAAATTGCCTTCTCTTGGCAAAACTTTTCTGTTTTATCAACAAGCCATTGAATCTCGGTTTTTGCAGTATTATCCTTCTCAATTTCCGAAAGATAATCTTCACACTTCTGAACTTCGTCATCTGTAAGATTTGTTTTTTCCTTGACGGCAATGCTAAGCGCTGCAATCTCCGGCGGGCTATTGTAAGTTTCCGTGAATGATGTAATTTCATTAAATAATGTCCTCTCTGTTCTATCAGAGAAATATTCAGGCTTAATAAATGGTAATACTTTTCTTAAAAAATCTTCATTGTAAATTAGGTTTGTTAGTATTGCTTGTTCCAGTTTCATCAATAACTTCCTGTTCAATATTGTTACCCATAATCTCCACTAGTAAATCACCAATGTAGTTTTTAAATGCTTCATTCTTTTCAAGCTTTCTAGGCTTCTCCACTACGGATTCTATCACATCGTAAGCGAAAAGTAAATAGACCTGGTCATTCTTTTCCTCAAACTTAACTTTACCATATTTGTATACGGTACCTTTATAATCACCATCTAGTAATCGAATATGTACCGACTGAGGATCATCCTTTGGGTACATATAACAGTAATCAAATCCTTCAAGCATTTTCAGTTCCATTCATTGTAATTACATCATCGAACAAATCTTCTTCACCACCTTGCATAATCTCAGCAGCGGATACACGATACTTTTCTTCCACATAAGTTTGGAAAGATTTACTGGTAATAATTGGCAACCAGAAATCTTTGGTGTCGGTATCTTTCAACCGATATTTCTTTTCTTCTACTTCACCTGTCTCTTTATCTACCTTAGAGTACCATCCATTAGAGGGTTTGATAACATGGCCGGATTCAACAGCGATATCAAGCAGACCAGACCAACGGCTAATACCACCATCAAAAGATACAGTAACAGGTATCTTAGATTTTTCTTTAACATACCTACTCTTTTCCACATTAATAATAAAATTGTAACCAACGACTTCAGTTCCTTCTTTTTCTTGCTGACGGCCAATAATGAAGATGTTATCGGCAGAATAATATGAACCTGTTCCACCACCTACGATTGCTTTAGGGAACATACCAATTTCCATATAAGTGTGATTCACCACGACCATTGGAATATCTTTTAGATTCAAATGTGGTGTGACCATACGAAACAATGATTTAACTTGTTTTGCTCTGGACATATCAGCCACAGATTTACCTTCAACTGCATCATCAACCTCTTTCTTTGACGCTAGGTTGCCAATAGAATCAATCACAACGATTAGTTTATCGCCACGTTCAAGTTGTGTTAGTTGTTGCATTATATCATGTTTCAACTGTTCAATATCAGTAAGAGGAGTATGCAACACCCTATTAGTGTCAATACCAAAAGAATCAAAATAAGATTGGGGAGTACCAAACTCAGAGTCGTAAAAAAGTAGTGCAGCATCTTTATATTTGTCCAGATAGGATTTGGCCATCAAAAGTGAGAAGGCAGTCTTAAAGTGTTTCGATGGTCCAGCCCACATTGTAAGACCTGGTGTTAAACCACCATCCAGTTTACCACTCAAAGCCACATTGATGATTGGCACCGATGTGGTTATCATATCCTTATTAGTAAAAAATTTCGACTTAGATAATATAGCCGATTCTTTAACACTACTGTTCTTTTTAATTTTGTCAAGTGTACTCATTTATTTTCCTTTTCACGAAATGCATATTCAGCATCATAATCATACTTAGGTTCTAGTTTTCCCTTTCTATTGGGAAACCCTCTTTTCTTACGACCAGCACTTTCTTCAATGTTGGTCGTATCTTCCTTCTCAACTTCAACTTCTGGTTTCACTTCAACTTTAGGTTCCTCTGCAACCACTTTAACTGGTTCTGGTATCTTAACCCTCTGTTGCATTGATATATTTGCTGCTATCAATAATAACACAGCTAAGGGGTCAAATACAACCATGATTAACATGATTACCAATCTTACTGCTTTATCAATGGCATTATCATCATCTGTACCATATATCATATCACCAACATATTTTATTGGACCAACTTCTGCCACTAATTTGTTAGACTCTTTGAGTAATGGTAAGCGTTTCTTATTGATTTCGGTTAATTCTTTTTGTGTATCCTGAATTTGCTTATCTAATCGATTACTTGCCGTTGATGGATCTTTGGCACGAGCCAATAGATATTCCAATCTCTCTTTGGTAATCTTTTCTTGTTGTGTTAGTATTTTAATCTCAACAGTATTGGCACCCGAATCCATCGTGGAATCAATGTGTGCTTTCGATAGAAAACCAAAAATACCCATACTTGTAATCAGCATAAGAATAACAACTGCTGATGTTAGGTATGTCTTTAATAAAAAGGGGCAGGTTTCCCAATTACGGTACAACCATGATGTAGTAACTAATTTACTTAGTTCAAGTACCGACCCCATAAAAACGATTGGCCAAAACGCACCTGTAAAGATGGCGGCTAGACCAAGTATAGAATAATATCCGGCAATACCGGATAATAATAATGCTGATAGTAGTGTTAAAAAAATCATGAGAAGAAGTCCTCTAGTGTGCTTGTCTTTTCAGTTTTCCAACCCATACATTGTAATATAACTTTGATTGGTTCAACGAAGGCTTTATCAAATTGAGTATCATAATCTATGTAATCATGTAATCCAAATTCTTTTGGTAATCTACCTGGGAATGATATGACAGTATCTTTAAATGGGTTTGGCATCTTTAGATAACTATACTTTAACTTTTCACCTTCTTGTATCAAAGGATATTTTTTAGTAAGGTCTTTTTCTTTAAGATAATAGTTGTATAAAATGGCACCCTTCACATGAATTGGTGTTCCCAACTTGTAAAAGGATGTTGCATCATAGTATTTAGCTAATCCGTTACATCCACGTGGTGAGGAGATTTCTTCTGGAGGTAGATTTTTAAATTCTTCTTTAAAATCAGCAATGAATTTATGTATGTCTTGTTCCGTTCCTTGTATCATCAGCTTGATAGCCTGCTTCATCTTCTCACGGATAACTTGTGGAGTAGACGATTTGACCATCTCCAGACCCATGACCTTCATGTCTGGTTCGTTATATTGTACACCTTCATTGTTATATACATTTAGGATGTATCGTTTCTTGGCAGTCCATATACCTTTGTTGGACAAGCCTTCACGTTTCATCTGCATCTTCTGCGCATAAGCTTTAGTATAATCAGCAATCTCCTGATAACACCTATCAATATACGGCTGAAGCTTGTCATCACAGACCTTGTCCATGAATCGGATAATAGCGTTGATATCATCCACTCGATTGTCGTAAACTTTAGTAACAAGTCCTCCAAGGCGTAGATAAATCGAATCAGTATCACTCGCAATAACGTAATCAACATCTTTAGTTTCCAATAACTTATTCATGTATTGATTTAATTTGGCCTCAATCCAACGAATTGAATATTGACCGGCTAAGGTGACAGCAAGAGCCATTCTTAAATCATAGAATCTAAAGTATTGAGAACCTAAAGCACCGTAAGCGGAGTTTAGTGAAACTTTCTTTGCTAGTTGGATGTTGTTAAACTTGGCAATCCGTTTCTCAATCTCATACTTCTTAGAGTTATCTTTTTCATTCTCATATTCTTGCTTAGCTTGCAACATTAATTTCTTAAATTTGCTTCTGTCTGTATACATTTCTTCCATCATTCTTGGCAAGAAGCCTTGAATGTCTGTTCGAAAGAATTGTCCGTTTGGTGTTAATGTTGCGTTCACCAAACCAGAAGTATCAACTGATTTATTCAATAAAGTGTCCACAGAAACGCCTTGTGAAAGTATCTCACGCATTTCTTCTGTATAGTCCTGAGGTTCAATTAATGTCTCAGGAGAAATATTGTACTGCATCATCAAGTGTGGATACAAACTGTTCAGGTCAAATGAAGCAACCCAATCGTGTAATCCAACTTGTACCTCTTTAACATAGGCACCTTCAAAGGCCGAATCTTTTTCTTTGATAACTCTAGGTGGTACAATGATATTCTTCTCTAAGAGATAGGAATAAGTCATCGCATCCCACATCCGGGTCTGTGCAAAAACATCTTCAAAGTTTGATTTGGTGTCGTATGCCAAAGTTACTGCCAGTTCAAGTAGTTTCAACTTATCTTCAAATCTTAGGATAAGTTCAACGTCACGAATGTTATACTCAATAAACTTTTGGTAATTCAGCCGATACAATGTGTGTAGGTTATCATACTCATCATAAGATATCTTGCCTTCACCCAACTCAACCTGTGATATTGCATCTAGACGATATGACTCTTGTGACTTACCGCCAGGAGCATACCATTTGTATAATTCTATATAGTCAAGAGCGGCAACACCTAGCATTTCATATGCAATCTGTTGGCGACCATTGACGACTGTCTTGCGCTCACCAATAAAATTCCATGGTGATAACTTCTTCGTTTCAGGCTCACCAAGTATCTTACGAAAACGATTGATGATGTATGGTATATCAAAGAACTTGGAGTTCCAGCCTGTAATAATATCTGGACACTTCTTAACCCATAGTTCCAAGAACTTCTTACATAAGGTATGTTCATCCTTACATTTCACATAGATTTCTTTACCTTGAACTTCATAGATTCCACAACCAAACACAAATGTCTCACCATTTAGATAACTCATAGTAATGGCTGTAATTGGTTCGTTGGCTTCATATGGATCAGGAAACCCATTCTCAGAACCAACCTCAATATCAACTACGGCAACTAATATCTTATCAAAGTCATAGTCAACCATACCTTTATGTTCATCGGCAATAAAGGCATACTCATACCTAGTTTGACCATAAATCATATGTGCATTGGATACTCCATCAAATTGTTTGATGTATTCTCTGGCCGCACGAATATCAGGAAATATCTTTTGGTCAAGATACTCACCTTGTAGATTTGTAAAGTTAGTTATACGTTTGGATGGCATAAAAAGTGAAGGAGAATACTCGATTCTTTCTTTCACTCTCTTACCATTCTTAACGCCTCGATAGAGGATGTAATTACTAAAACTTTGAACGCTTGTATAAAAATTCAAATTTAACCTACAATTAGTTGTTTGTTGGGAAGTACGATACCAGAACCAAAGATTTGACTATAGTTATTAATAAAATCTTGTGCTGGAACATAGGAGTATAACACATTTTTCTTAGCAAAGGCAATGGTTGTTCCTGTTTTTTGTTCGGCATGCATTGGGAATGGTGCAAAACCAACACTAGGTTGACCATCTTTACCACGAACTATGGCCACCCCCACAGGGTTTACCAATACCACCTCTGTATCCGATTCAATTTCAACTTCTCCTAGTACCTCTTCGCCTGTAATAAGCTTTAATATCTTGATTTCCATATGTTTTCCTTTTTAAAAATAATCGTTATAAATAACCATGTATGATACTTATATCGATGTTCATTGATTATATCAGAATAAACAATAAATGTCAATATAAAAATATGGATTTTTTCAAATTAGTTGCTGAGCTTGGATTCCCAATTGCCGCAGCGATATCTGCTGGTTACTTTGTATTCCTAACAGTAAAATTTATTTTAGCT